TTCACATAAGCATAACAGGTACCTCCAATATCTTTCCAAAGCTTACAAAAAGAAAAATCCTCACCCATATAAGTCTTAGTTTCAGGGTCATGTATACAATCAAAAAAGTTCCATAAATTAGGTCTATCTACATACTCACCGTTTATCACTGTTTTTTGGATTATATTTTTATCTGGGTACTTCTTTATCATTTTATCAAAGACACTTCTTTTAATTAACATACATCCTGTAGGACAATGTGTAACTTCCATAACACCACTATCTAGAGTTATGTGCTCAGGGTCTGCTACTTTCATTGGGTAAGTATTTAAAAATCTATGAATGTCCCCAGCCTTTTTAACTGCACCTTCATTAAATTTTTCATAAAGTTTATCCCACATCATTGTCTTAAGCGGGTATGGAATAGATATTAATTCTTTATCTAAATCTAACATTTTAAAAATAGATTCTGCTCTAAAGTATATGTCTGAATCTACGAATAACATATGTGTGCATGGGGACTCTAAAAAAGATGAAACACATAAGTTTCTTCCTTGAGTAATTAACGAAGATTTTAATAAAGTAAATGTAATTTTTATTCCCTTTTTTATACATAATTGCTGTAGTTCCAATACAGCTTGTGTGTAATGCATAGTGACATCACTATGACAAGGTGTGCAAACCATTATGCTATAGGGTGATTTAATTATTTTTTTATTATCTTTTTGTCCGGTGTCCGGTTTCCACATAGGCAGAGTAGCTTTTTCGTATGGTGTTACCTCTACTTCTTTAAGTGTTTGATAAGTATCTTCATTTATTGTTTCTTTCATTTAAGGCTCCTTTCAAAAAGTTTGTCCATTCCATACCCTTTTTTTCCCAGTTATAAAATCTTTTATAAAACTTTTGTTGTTCCTCCAAATGTTCTTGCATAAAACCTTCGTGTAAATAAGAAGAGGCTACATTAATAGCTTCTGCTGTATCCTTAGCCATTTGTTCATAATTTTTTGAGTAGTTTATATATACAGGCCACTCTGCACAAGTTTCATACAAGGCCCCAAAATTATTGGTAATAACGTGAACTCCTGATGCTAAAGCTTCTAAAGCAGAAGTACATGATGTTTCTTCAAATATAGATGGGTATACAAACATATCATAATTAGGCATCATTTCTTTTATATACTCATGTGGTTTGTAACCAATATAATTAACGTTAGGTAATTGTTTAGCTTGTTCATACAAAGCCTCAAAATCTTTTTCAGTAGATTCTTCAAATTCAGATCCATAAAGTTTACAAGAACTATAAACATCTAAGGTTATGTTTGGATTTTCAACGTCTTGCATGGCTCTTAGTAATACATTTAAACCTCTCCAAGGTGTGCAGTGGTGAACTAATTTAATAGGAGTTCCTCGTTTGTATATTTTTCTAATTGGAAATTCTTCTATTCCATTTTTAATTACTAATGATTTTTCTGTAGGTATATCAAATATCATTCTAAATTTTTCATAATTCCAATGACTATTAAACACATACCAATCATATTCTTTGTGTCTTTCTTTGTTATTAAAAAATTCTTGTAAGTTGGGTTGATCCCAAGAATTTTTTTGCCAAAGGATATTTAATTTGTTAGGATCTAGAGGAACTTTACCTGGAATAGATGTACAAATTTGTACTTGATCTAATAATTCTTTTGAAACATGCTTCTCAAGCATTTCCATTTGCAGTTCGGTTGCACCTCTAGGATTCATTATTTTTTGGTAGCAGCGCCCATAGTAACTTTAGTAACCTTGATTTCAAGGTCTTGTCTAAAGTCGTCCACAGTAGTATCAGTATTGGCATCAGCAACATCGTTATCAAAATCAGTTTTACTAGCATACACTTTGCCTGTTCTTTTATGTTTAATAATTTCTTTTGCTTCTGCGGGTATTTCAATTAAATCAGACATTCTTTTTTATACCTTTATTAACAATTTTTGTCTAGCCTTTTCCCTGGCCCTTATAACGTTTTAATCTTTTTTGACGTTTCTCGCTTTTAGATAAAGATTTCTTATGTTTTCGAGGCCCTCTCTTTTTAGGCTTATCTCGTTCGTGGTGCTCTTTAAATTTTTTAGCCATTTTCCTGTGATCTATCTATTAGAGCATAACTAACAACTCCAGTGATAGTGTTTGCAGAAGCTGCTTGTATTTTAAGGATGTCGTTAGCTTCCATATTTAAACTAGCGGTGACCATGTTAGCAAAGTTTTTATTTAATTGCACGTGACTAATCTCTACGTTTGAGCCACCAGATTTTTGTATGTATGCATCTACGTTTACATTAGAAGCAGTTTTATGACTTGCTTGTATTGACTTTACAATAATAGTTGCATCTGATGGGCATGTAAGAATACTAGTTATATTAGTATCCGTTAAATCAAATGCTTCGCTTTTATATCTAATTGTCATTGCATAAAGTATGTAAACGTATCTTGTTCATTTTTCAAGTCTTTTTGATAAGATGTATTTAATTGATTTTCAATAGTTGTCAACGCTTGGTTAATTTGTCTAAAATTTTCAGGTGTATATTCAGGTTGTGGCTCTGGTATGTAAACGTTTATTTTAGCCATTATCTTCTTCCATCTGGATTTACATCTGCTCTAAATGTACCAAATCTCCATGTTTCATTAATAGCTGTGTTTTGTATTTTAATATTAGCAAGTCTTCCTCGTGCTCGAGTATCAATTTTTTCTGTAGTAGAATTTATAGTAAAAGGACCTAACTGAGAACTTGCTCCAGCATCTACAGGATAATTTTTTAAAAATATTGTAACAACTGCATTTCCTTGTAAGTTTTTAAAATCAGGTAAGAATCTACTTATTCTTAATATATACTCACCATCCCCTTCTGTAGGTAAATCAAAATCTCCAGATTGAATATAAGCAGGTATGGCAGAAACACCTCCACTTAAAGATACTATGTTGTTACCCACTTCATGAGCAAAATATAAAGAAGAACCAAAAGTATTTGTAGCACCACTTAAGTTAGCTATTGTTGGTGTATTTGTTGAAGTATATTCTGTTGCATAAGGTACATCATAGGTACTAGCATCTGCATAAGAACTTCTAGATAAAGACATGGTTGACCAACTATTTTCTACATAATTGTATACAACAGCTCTATTGTTTTGAACGGATGGATTACCCGCTGGTGTACCTGACGGATAGAACCAAATTATTTCATTAAACAAAGAATTATGAGATGCATATATAATTTCATTGGATGAATAATTAACTCCTACATTTGATCCGGTGGTCGTGAATACAAAATCTTCAACAAGTGAGGGTAGTAATTTTACCGTACCATCAAATACAAAAAATCCTCCTCCAGCACCCATCCAAAAAACTTTACCATCTGCATAAACAACTGCATGTTGTCCAATACACCCGCAGTTAGAACCTACCTGTCTAATAGAAAAAGTAAAAGGAGGACCTACGAACTGCATTTGATAAGCAGCTTGATCAGTTAAAATTAAATTATAATCCTTACCTGAAACTGCCGCTACTATTTTGTTTCCAGTATCCAGTCTAAAAGTTCCTGCAGTATTTATAGAGGTAGGTTGATAGATACTATAATTTTCTTGATCACTAAATCTAATAAACATAGGGTCTTGTGTTGCTGTATTACCAATAGTTGTTTCAGTTCCAAAATGAACAACGTGTCTATCTCTGTCTGAAGTAATTGTTAATCTAGTAGCTGTTGGAGCATTTACCATTATAGTTGCTCTTACTTCTAAGGGATTAGACACAGCAGGATTCCAAACAAATGTTTTACCATCTTTAACAGTTGCAATTAATTGTGCACCAAAATTATCTAAAGACCAACTTCCAGGATCAAGAACAACTGAAGAGGTTGTAGAACCAGAGCCCCAAGTTAATCTACTCCAAGTACTTGTACCCCAACCATATCCGTATGTTTGAATAGTAGGACCAATTTCTTCGTAAGGATTTATTGTAGCACCACCGCCAGCACTCATACCGGAACCTGTTTCGTTTGTTTTCATTTGAATAGTAAAAGTATTTGCGTTAGGTGCAGTTCTTATTTCATAAGTAAAATTTTGAAAATCTGCAACAGTAAAACTTGTTGCTCCGCCCCCAGGTAAAGATACAGAAGTAAAAGTAATATACTCACCAACATCTAAACTATGACTAGTTTTATTAACAGTTACTATATTAGAGTTTTGACTAGATGAAAAAGTTGCACCAGTGATTGCAGTACCTAAAGGAGTAACGTCATAAAATTTATCTTCATAATAAATATATAAAGCTTTAGAGGTACCAAGAGCTGCATATCTTTTACCATCTAAATCTGTCCATGTGTGTTGTGCTCTTGTTGGTCCTGAAATTGTTTCTTGTCCAATAGCTTGAAAACCACCAATTTTTTCTGGTTGACCATACCTAAATCTTACAAAGTCACCATCTATCCACTGTCCTTCTGCTCCTGATGGAGTATCTGCTTTATTAAAACCTGGTACTATTTTTACATTTGTTAGTGGCATGGGGTTATTTTACACCATTTTATATCTTCATCCAAGTAGACGGTGAAGGTATATTATGTTCAGATTTTACACCTGCTTTCATAGTAAGCATAATATCCCCTGATATAGATAGTCTAGCTTTTTCTTTAGTATTCTTCCCTGTTTCGTGAAACATCATTGAAGGGAATATAATTACGTTTCCAGTCTCTGCTGGGTATTCAGCGTTACCATAATTGTTTTGATCCCACTCTGTAAAGTAAGGATCTCTCTTAGGTATATTTAAACCTACCTTATGAGCATCGTCATCAAGTAAAAAAAGATTACCTTGTTCATGAGCTTGCGGGTAATAGACAAAACTAAAATGACTACTCATGTGTCTATGGTAAGATATGAACTGTTCTTTAACAGATAAGGTAGCCCAAGATTTTGTAATATAGATTTCAAATAAATTTAAATCATATTTCTGTGCAGATAAACAATCTTGTATTACTTTTGATAATTCAATATATAATTCTTTAAATCTTTCATCACTATGTAAATTATCATCAATTGATTGTA